CCTTTTTCTTCTTCATCCCCTTCGGTGTCCTCGCCTTCCCCACCCTCCATGCCTTCACCAAAACCACCCTCCTCATCGCCACCCATACCGCCTTGCTGCCCCATGTGGTTTTGCATCCAGGTGGGGTCGAGTATAATTTCGCCCGCACCGTCTGGTAACGGTGGCAAATCGTCCGCTGCCCTTATCTCATCCACAGTTTTGTACGACTTCACTTGCTTCATTGCCAAGTCGGCAACTTCGTTATGCGTATGGGCATCCAACCCGACAAACTCGAATTGGAAATCTTCGTTCGTCGGCCAAATGATGTACTTGTTCATACACTGCTCAAAGAAACGAAGTAACGGACGAAGCCCGCGTTCTTTACTCTCGGTGATTTTCTCTTTGTTGCTACTCTCGACCAAACTAGCTTTTTGCCCCGAATTACCATACTGAAAATTGACCTCAATCGGGTCAATCATATAACAACTCGCGGCAATCTTGATCAAGAAATCCATCCATGCGGAAAACTCTTGATCGCGGTTTGATTGTTGTAGACTGATATACTGCAAATCCTCGGAGTTTGTTATCGGCGTGCGCCAACTATTTTCTGCTCCCGAGATCATGCTGTACCACTGCCGTCTGAAACTCTGCAATTGGCGCTCGGGAACCGTTCCCTTGAAATTGATAATACCCTTTGCTGCGCTCCCCTGCGTAAAGAAGTTTTGGTTGTACTGAAACGAGAATAGCAAGCTAGTAATGATAGGAATCATCATTTCTAACTCGCTTACCCCGTAACCAAATAACCTCAAATCAGTACGCGGGTTGCGTATACCAAAACACAATTCGTCCTGGTTATACTCGGTAATTATCATCCCGTCGTAAATCTGGACATAACGAACACCCTCCTTTATGTCTTCGTTCATGTGCGTTGTTGCCGTGTCCGCGAGTCTAATTGAGCTTGCGTCTACCGCGTACCACTCAGCCGGTTTACCCTTGCGGTTTGGTACTACCTCAAAACACATTTGGTCCAGTACTAGGGAATCGTACATCACTTTGCGCAAAAAGAATTCGAAGTTGTCTCGCCCGCGTAGGTTATCCGTTACCCCCGTGTTCATGATGATATTCTCCATATCATCACACCACTTCGATTCAGTTTTAGTGGGCTCCTTTTCCTTGTCGCGCAATTTCAACCGAAACCCCAACGCGTAACGGTCATGCTGAGGAGTACAAAATGAAGCCATTTGGTTGATTCGTGTTTGTACAATTGCCTGGACGATAGGCATTTTCCAGCACATCGCCCGCAGTGTTCCATACGAGATCATGCTTGGCCGGTCTTTGTACCCTATTTGCTCCACTATGGAGTACGGGTCCCAAAAAAGTGACTTCGGGTCCTCCGTTGCCTTCTCCGTTGGCACCCCGCCTTCCTTCATCGGCGTTTCGGGCTTTTCTTGCTCTTCCGGCTCGTCTTGTTCTTTCGGTGCCGCCTTCGCTAAGCTCTCACTCGCATAGTCAGTAAGCACTTCCCCGAACGCCCCTAGCGCGGTTTTACTAAACCGACCTATCGTGTCTCGTATACCCATGATAACCTCTCGCCTACGGAATTATGTTTCAGAGTATTATACTTCTAAGTATTATTCTTCCTCGACATAATGCCCTTCGGCCATACGTACCGTATTCTGTACCGTGGCACCTTCCCCGCAATGCGGACAAGCAGTCAGAGCTTTCGACATTTTATCCCCGCACACTTTGCACTGGGCGAAACTCGACATCCCGTGCATAGGCTCAATACTCGGCGCTTCCCCGTGGTAGAATGCCTCGGATTTCATCATATCCGCTGCCATATCGTCAACCCCACCGCTGGAGTAAATCACCCGGGATTCTTTCCCCTGCACCCACTCGGACTTCTCGAGCTTTACCGGCTCGTCCTGCTCGGGCTTTTGCCCTCCCACACCCACGTGTACTTCGGTAACACCCTTTTGCATTTCCGCTGCATACTTCGCGTTTTCGTACGCTACCGAATCCCGCTGGCCTTGTGGGCTCGTGTCGAAACTGCGCTTAATGGTTTCGATTGGCTTCTTGTGCTCCTTCATTGCCTTTTTCTCGTCCTCATCGTCTTCGGACAACTTGTCCTTTTTGGATTCCGGCGAGGCGATAGGTGTTCCCGCGCTCCCGTCCCCAGACCCACCGGTCTTGCCTACGCCCGCGAGGTTTCCACCCTGCTCTTCGCCCCCGCCTAATTTCGGCTCACCGCTGGGCATGGCTCCGTTACCTTTTGCGAAGTTTTCCAATGCATCGATTGCGTTCATTTCGTCACCTTCTGACTTTTTGATTTTCGCGGCAAGTGCCTTACCCTTTGCGTTCAAAACGTAGGTACCGGGAGCTTTCTTGTTTTCCTCAACTAAACCCAATTTCTTGAGTTTGCCCTGCATTTCGCTGCCCATATTTTTCCAGGATATACTACCCCAGCCCGTCAACTGCTTAATAGCGGACTGGACATTCACATCAATTTCTTGCTGCTTTTTATCCCCCGCACGTTTCCCCACTTGCCACTCTCTCTTTGTTTGCGTCATGCCTTCTTTAACTTGCTTACTTCTTTCGGGGGTGAGCACCTTATCGCGATCCTTAGCCGCACCCTCCATAAATTTTTCTCTATCACGATCCCGTCCCGGCCTATCAGGTTTTTCCTTTTTATCAGTCCACGGAATCTTATGTTGTGGGTCTGCGTATTTCCCGCCTTTTGGTCCAATGTAAGGACCGCCCTTTGCGAATTCGTCTAATGCTTCAATGCTTTTGTCCATGGTCCTTTTCCTTTTCCTTTTCCTTTTCCTTTTCCTTTTCCTTTTCCTTTTCCTTTTCTGTAGTCCCTACAAAACTTCTTTCATCCGCGCTAGCGGCTTTACTTCTAATGGGTCCACGCATTCACTGGGAAGAATAAAATCATTTCTGAAAAACTCACTGTGCAATATCGCTTTCTCCCCATCCTCAAAAATCAATTCTATCTTCCAAATTTGTCCCTCTTGAATTACCCCATGGTCATCACAATGCCTACAAGGAACTATCCCCCTACAAATTGGACAATCCACGTTAACCTCCAAACCAATTGGCTTTACCCAGCACAAACCGATGGTCTAGTATTCTTAACGCCTTTTCGAGCGCATTCTCTTCTGCCAATGCCTTTACTAATTTCGCCATTGCTTTGTTTATCGCCCTGCGTTCATCCCCATCTGGATACATGCGGACTGTACGAGACTCCTTTACCATCCTACCCTCTTTTTCGGTCCAGTCCGGTCTAGCCGTACCCGTCTTTCCCTTATCCCCCTGCGTACCCGATACCAGGTAACTCGACTTCCTTTTATTCTCGGCTAACGTGTCTTCTATGTACGACTCAAAAGCACGCGCAAACATCTCGTGCCCTCGCGTCCAGTAACCGTTTTGCCCCGCTGGACCGTTCAACGCTACCGCGTCCCGGTAGAAATGCGAAGTCTCGGGCTCTCTGCCATAAATTCGTTTTCTCAGTTCTTTACGTTCTTCATAGGAGCAATCACCGTCACGTAAAATCCTGCGTGCCGTTGTATCCGCTCCTACCGCGTCCCCTTCGTTTGGTACCCCGTAACGTATCGTCGAAATCACTTCCTCATACGCTTCGGCTACCTTCGGTGGTAGGTTTCGGTAATCGCCGTCCGAACCCATGGGCATACCTTTTGTACCCCCTGAACTATGCGCAACACAAAGAATGTTGTCCATAGCGTGAGCCCATTCGTGCGCAAGAGAACCGCCGCCCGCTATCTTGGTGATATTGATAATCTGCCCTGCTGATTCGTAATGCGCCCGCGCGTTACCAGAACCACGACCCCCGAACGCCATAGCAAGCCGTCCATTCAAACTAATCGTTTTGGGGTCTACCCCCATCAAATCCGCCAAGTCCAAAAACGCACCATGAGCGCCCGCGAGATGACTTTTCGCTGCCGATTCATCCCGCTTAACCCAGTTACCCATTTGCACGTTCGTCAACCCGAACGTCTCGGCAAACTCTTCTACTGTTGGAGGTGCCTTAACTTTCGGGCCACCTATGCGGTCAATCTCTCCGGGCACGTCCCGTTCCCAGACATAACGACGTTTCCTACCTTCACCCCGTTTCTTGGGTTCAAGATATTTAAACATCTCCTCTGTTTTTTTCTCGTTAGTAAATTCAGACCGATCCCATTTACGCACTTCCCTTGAAGCATCCTTGTATGCTTTTGGTCCATAAAAATCTGGATGGGTAGAGCCGACCAAGTTCAACATATTTTTGCCCAAACCCGCTGCGTACTTCGCATATGGGTTTTTACGCACTTCTTGCTCCAAATCGGGATCGGCATGATACAAAATATATTCCCCACCAGTCCGATCATACATGGATTCCATACCATACTTAGAAATACCGTGGTGCAATGCTATCACGTCATGAATTGGAATTACGTTTAATTGCCCTCCACCACTTTCTCGAATCTTCCTTGATAGCGCCGCTTGTTTCTCTTCTAACTTGTTTACCTGGGCTAACGCTTTGTTCACGTCTTTAGTTCTTCCTTCGGAACTTGCTCTATTCGCTTGTATCCGCATTTCACGAATTTCTTTCGCCCGCGCCGTTCTTTCATTATTCCACGTTTCCAACTGTTCAAAAGTCAAATCCCTGATAAGCCCACGTTCCTTGGCATAATCAAACTTCATTCGCTCAACATCTTTTTCAGAATGACGCGCTAACTCACGCTTCCCTTGTGCCAGGAATAACCAATCCCTCAAAAAATCCTGTACATCTTGTTCGGTCTTACAGGCATCCAAGCTACGTGACACAAATGTAATGCCATCCACATAATACGCTCGCGCATCGTCGTTATCGCCGGATTTACTTTGTATGCACTTCTCCACCGCCTTGCGTAACATTACACAGCCGGGAGTAGCGCCCCTTTCCAGCATTTGCTCTGGGGTCACTTTCGGCAATAGCTTTGCCTTCACGCACAACTTTGTTTGCTGTGCGGGGGTCATCGTTTTTAAATCGTCCGAAGAATTCAACGCCGCCCATTTATCCGCGCGACTTCCCCAAACATGCTCCCCTATCTCCTTAGTGAATTCCCCGTCCTCCTTGCCACCTACTTTGATCGTCTTTTTCTTTTTAGACTTCTTTTCTTTTTTCGGTTTTTGGAATTCCCCAACTACCTTTTCAGCATTTTCATTTGTATCCGCTTGCTGGATTTGTTCCTCTACGGTTTCTTGCTTTACCACGAAGTCGAGTGATAACTGCCCGCCCGTAGCAACAACCTTCTGCGCTTCTTTTTGTAGGTCCTTCTTTTGCTCTTGCAGTTCCTTTTTCGTTTTCTTCGGTGGTTCGGTTATTACCTTTTTAGGTTCTTCCTTTACTACTTCACCCCTCGCTTGCTCTTTTCCCTTTTGCGATAACCGATACGTACGATTTTCTTCCGGTAGTCGTGATTTTTTATGAACGATGAATCCCGCTTCTTTCATCTTATCGAAATGAAATAATACTTGATCCACTCTGATACCGAATACGCGAGCAATCCTACCCGGGACAACCATCTTTTCTTTGTGCATATACTGCAAAATGCGTTGCCGTAATTCCTCGCTAGAATACTGCTCCGATTCACTCAACCGTTTAACTGCTTGTTTTTCGGTTTCAACTTTTTTAGGCTTCTCCTCTTTGGGTACTGCTTGCCTATACTCATAAATACCCTTATCGTTCTTAGTGCCTTGTATCTTCCCCTGCTTGGCTAGCGTGTCGATCACTTCTTTAGCCATTACTTTGTTCACTCGAAAAGAACGTGCCGCTTGCCCCAACGTAACCGAGCGTTTTGGATTCGAAAGGAAGTCAAGCAAAAGGTTTACCATGCGCTTCACCGCATCGTCTTTGTACTCGTAAACCCACTTCCCTTTGACCTTCTTTCTGGAGATGTATTTGTGCGGGCCAGACTTGGCTAGATACTCGTCCAGATCGGTTGCTTGGTCCGGTATGTAGAATCGCACGCCCTCGAGTTTATTCATTGTGAGCCTCTTTCTTTATCCTGAATCTCCCACCTTTGTAATCTAACTTACCACCAGCATTATCCTGTAAAACACTCGCGACCAATTTTGACCCGAATTTCTTTACCAAGTCCTTAAGGCCAGACATCCGGCAACCCGCTTCCCCCGCGCTCTCTACGCACTTCAATACCTGCTTGGTTGCGTAGGCTAAACTGGCATCGCTCCCGTTTATATGCGCGTCCTGTCTGCTCTGATATTGCTTCTCATCGTACACATACCGATACCCGCCGCCCGGTTTGGGTATCCGGCGATGATACTTCCCGCCCCGTGGGTCCGCTTTCCTGAATTCATCCACGGTCAACACGTCTACCCGCACAAACGACTTTTGAACTTGATTCCAGTATCGTAACCCCCGCTGGAGAATAGCCCGGGTTTGATACACGTCGCATTTCTTCTCCCGGCAATACTCCATGGTCATTTGCCGGAACGTCAATTCATTCTCAGCAGTGCGCGCCGTCTGGCCTATAAACGCTTTCCAGGCTTGTTTGTCCTCTCGAGGAAAGGCCAATCCCCGAATCACGTCGTCTGGAGTCAACACGGGTCGGTCCAGTTCCTCCAATTTGCCCTGCGTGAGCTTTTTCGGCATCGGTGCCGCGTTCTGTACTTCCCTCGGTAGTTCCTTGGTATTCGGTACCTGACCCGGTACCCGAAATCGATTGAATGGCTGGGGAACAACATAACTCTTCGCGAATGACTTTTTCATTCGCATGAAAATGGTCATTATATACGGCCAATCGTCTCTGTGCCCTTGTGCCGCCGCTTGTGCTTTCGCCCTACGCCAAAGATACTCTTCACCCGGTTTCACCACGTTTGCTGGCATGTGTTGCGCTCCCCTACTTCAATAGAAATCGATAGCCGTCCGTGCAGAGAGCGAACCCCAAAACAAACGACTATCGATGAGGTAAACCTAATACCATCGTGGCATATTCAACAAGGTTTGTCCCTCGTCGATAAGATTCGCAACTTGGCTATCCCCTGAAACGTCCTGAGAGCCGTTCTGACCGCCGTTCCCGTTGCCCCCTCCCGACCCATTACCGTTGCCCCCTCGCGCGCTCTTGGGCTCTTCTCCCGTCAATTCCGCTAGCAATTCTTCCACATCCTGTACGTCTTCTCCCTCCCCAAAAGAAAACTTAAAGCCCCCTTGCCGAATCGCTTCATTGCATATCCAACTCGCCATTGCCGTATCATCGTGCGCGCCCACACTAGTTATCTTACCGTTTTCATAGGTAAAACTACTCATCTCGTCTATCCACGTATCGGTAAGCTGTACGGATTCATCATTCCCCCTCGGAATACGAAATTTTGTATTCTCCAATAACACCCGCATACTGGGCAAACCAGTCTCCAAACTGTGCTTTTGTACCCCCGTGGTGAACTGCTTGATTGGTAGGTCACTTGTACGGATAAGTTCATCCCCAAATATGCGCTGCATTTGATTTGCTTCCAGGAAAATCAAATTGGGGTCATACTTCCTTCCCACCTTGTTTATGAGCGATAGTTGTTCCTGAAACGGCAACCCCTTCGCGCGATGTATATCAATTATCCACCGATTGCCGTGAGGGTCTCTACCCATCACCCATATGCATGTGTAGTCGGCTTGCACGGACGTAGACATCGCAAAATCTACCCCCATGTATATCTCAACCCCTTTATCTTCCCAGTACTCTCGAGGCATCCCCAACGTAATTGCCAATTGCTCCGTTGGTTCCCCCTGGAATAGCCGTTGTGGAAAGAAGCTGGAACTATCATCAATCGGATTGCAATTGTGGACCGCTATGCCGTCCGCTATGTAGCTATTATCGTCTGCCACTTCCAGGTTGTATACATGCCCGTCGTAGCTTTTTCTCCGTAGTGTAGTCGCGGGTATCCAGCGGTACCCGCGTTGCCGTATCATACCGTACGTGGTCGGTACCATGGCTAACACCGCGTTCGCCGGTATTAAGTCCTTTGCTTCTACCCACCCTTGCTGCGTGAATACCCTATGATTCGGCGTTACCCGTAGTTGACCTACCTCTACCAAACTCCCCGTATACTTGCGCTTGAATACCTTGGTAACCTCTTTCCAATTCCCCTTGTGCGTGAGTACCTCATCGCCTACTTGGACATCCTGTATCGCTTTGCTTCCTTGTAGTGTTTCCACATACGTGTATTCACGACAACACAAAAACTCTCGAGAAAATCGCACGCTACCAATTTCCCGCTTCCTTTTTTCCAGGTCCTTTAGGCTGTAACGCTCTGGCCAAAGTGCTTTCCCGTTATCCACCGCCATGAACTTACGAAACGTATACTCGGGATTCCTCTTGAGGTTGCCATAAAGGTCCTCTTTGGCAAATGGCGTTCCCACAACTATAATTTGCCCACCCGGTATAACCATGTTCGTTATGGCTGTGTAGAAGTAATCTATCTGCTTTGTCCTCACCAGCTCACTGTACGCTGTTTCGTCGGTAAGACCGTCGTCGATGATTGCGTAATATGGATGCGCGCCTCTCACCTTACTACCGAAACCACGCGCATATATTTTGTGTCCGTTCGACAACTGAATACTGGACACCTTCCACATCTCCTTTTTGTCCGGTACCATCCAGTTTAACTTTGGGTTGTTTTCAAACTCCGCTTTGATATCCCCGAGAATACGTTCTGCCTGGGGTTGCGTAGCCGAGAAGATATAACCCACCTTGCCGGGATGATTGATCGCCTTCCATATCGGTACCGCGAAGTCGAAGAAGAAAGTTTTTCCTGAATCCCTTGGGCTAAGTATGCATAATCGTTTGTGCTTCGTCACCAACTCATCCCACTCGAGATGATGATCTCCAATGAAAAACTTCCCCTCGTACGGTGGCTCCGGTGGCCCGGTTAGAATCTCCTGCGCCATAAATGCACAACTCACCCGCGATAACTGCGCCGTCACCGCTTGCCAGTTCACGTTTTCTTGGCCCCCTAGTATGTCCTCCACTGCTTTCGGCACATCGTTTCTATACGCGTGTTGTTCACCCGTACGTGTAACCCCCTGGTGTTCCTCGAGTAGCCTTACTGTCCTTGGTAAATACGATTCCGGTTGGATTTGTTCACGTACCGGCGTCCGTGCCGGTATCGGCGTCCTGACAACTTCCCCATCGCTCATACAACACCCCTTGGCTAATACTCCAGGGTAACAAAGAACGATGCATTACATTCTGGGCAATCAACTTCCAAATCCGCCGAGCCGTCCGTGCCATGCTCCCCCACCTTGAGATTCCCGTGCCCATCCCAGAAATCAGGATGATCCAGTAAATCAACGTCTTCGTAGCAATGCGGACACTCTGCAAATAGGTGCACCACCCATAACGCTCTTTGACTATCCCTCGCGCTCATTTTCTTCCATCCCCTCTATAACTAATCGAAGCTTGGCCCGTAGTTCCTGATTCTCCCGGCGATACTCTTCACACTTCTTTACCGCTGCTTTCCGGCGTTCCCTTAATTGGGCCAACTCGAAAGACATCTGGACAAACCGGGTTGCAAAATCGTGGGGGTCCACCACAATTCGCCCGTGCTCTTCGATGTAGCAAGCTAAACACTTCCCGTCCGCCAACTGTTCGGGCAGTGTATACGCGCCGCACCCTACGCAATACTTCGCCATGCTTCACCCATGCACCAAGTTATCCAGCAAAATTGCTGCCACCAATAACACCCAAAATATTAATCCGTACGCCAAACACATACGAGAATTACTTCGCACTGTATTCTCCTATCCAAATATTACCAAGCCCACCAAACCACCAAACCCAAGAAATACACCCGATAACACGAAAAAATTAACCACACGTTCCACCACCGTTTCCGCTTCGGCCATGGTCTCCCCTGCAAATACTGACATCCCCATTACCCAAACAATCAACGCAACGTACCCCACTAAACGCCAATCCAACATGCTCCCCCTTCCGTGTCTAAATCCAGCCCTTCTTTTCTGCCCACCAGTCTTGGATCGTGAGCGTGCCCTCATCACCTTCTCTATACACCGCAGAATCATCGTGAATCGCGCCCCACGGTATCCACTCCTCAACATCCGGGAAGAACGGAGACGCCACCAGAACAGCCGTCACGTCCCCCTGTCGCCGCTTGCAATAGATCACCTTGCAATCTGGTATCGCAAACGACATTAATGCACCGTCGTGTCTGGTGTTGTCGGAGCCTGATCTAAAAACGAATTCAACCCCGGAACTTGTACCCCCGGCTTCTCGAGATACAGCAGCACAAATTTCATGAGGAGATCCTTGATCAACTCTTCCTGCGTCTCCTCTGTTACCCGTTCACGCACAAACTCAACAAGGAACATAGGCAAAGCCGTTATCAGTGTATCGATAAAATCTAGAAAATCTTCCGGTGAACCAACCCCGTTGACTTCTATCCCCGTGCTCTCCTGGTACATGGAGACCAACATCATGAATCGTTCGTTTTTCACATTAACCCCTTCCGTTTATCCCCATGCGTAACGTTATGCCATACAAACGTCAACGGTTATCCCACTTCTTGCCACAATTTTTTCGCTAACTCGTAAAACTGCTTTTGCTTGTCAGTCGGGTAATCATCCCACTCAGGAATCTCGTCCTCAGTAATCGCACCAATATCCACACCCGCTTGCATAGACCAGTAATACAGAATCTTGGCCCACTTGTTGAGCACTACCTCACGTTTCATGTTCACCTCGTTTTGAATTTAATTGATACTGCTAGATTATACTGGAGAAGACAAGCTATTTAACGCGTAACGAACCAATCCAGGACGGATCAACCTCCACAAACCGAACATACGCCCCGCGCAACTGTTCTATCAGTTCCTTAGCGTGCTGTTCGTCACAACAGTCAAACCACATGTTGTAATCACGAGTTTCCCAATAAACCGCAACTTGGGTCACGTCGTTAACTTTCGTCTTTTTGATTGTCACCGGCATTGCTCACCCCGTGTATCGCTGCTAACCTTGATACCCAGAAAAACGCCCGGTGTAAATGTTTCACAACCCCTGGTAGGATTTCATGCTTGTCGTAAGGCATCAACTCATTCGCAATATCGAGCGCCTTGCCCGCATGATACATCATTTTTTCAATTTTCCGTTTTTCCACACTACCCCCTTTTGCTCTGCCAGTATTCCTCCACAGTCAACTCTCCATCACCCACCGACAACTCAACCAAACAACCATGTGGACAAACTAATTCCATCTCGTCCAGATCGTCTAACAATGGTTGCGAAGCACTGTAATCACAGCTTGTGCAATAATACATAAATTGCGTTTGTTCTTTTTCCATGCCC